CGGACAGGGCGTCGCCGGTTAGTTCAGTCAGGCCGTTGGGCACAGCTGCCAGGGTTTCGCCCAGGCCCGTCCAGTTGATGCCTGTGATGGTACTATGGGCCAGCGTGAAAGCAGCGGACAAAGCGTCGCCGGTTATACTGGTCAAGCCGTTGGGCACAGCTGCAAGGGTTTCGCCCAGGCCCGTCCAATCCACGGCCTTAATAAGCGCGTGTCCAGCTTCAAAGCCTGCGGCCGCTGCTTCCCCGGTCAGGTTCACCAGGCCGTTGGCAATGCCTGCGATGGTTGTTCCCAGGGCAGGCCAGTCCAACCCGCTAATAAGGGCATACCCAGCTTCAAAGCCCCCGGCAAGGGCTTCACCGCTCATATTGATTAGAGCAGCCCCAGCCTTTTCGATGTTCTTGCCAAGGCCCTCCCAGTCAATTCCTTCAATATTGGTTTTGGCGTTTTCAAAAGCCTTGCTCAAAAAACTGCCGTCTGCTCCAATTATGCGCTCTATTGCATCCTTGATGCTGCTGCCGATGGTGCCAAAGTCCAAAGCGCGGATGGATGTTATGGCGTCATTGAATAAGCCCAGCAGATTGGTTCCCAGTTCTCCCAGGCCGCTGACAATGCTGCCCAGGATATTCTTGCCCAGGCCAATCCAGTCCGTGCCCATCAGCCCGTCCCAGATAGCGCCCACCAGCGCGGGAAGCTTTCCGATCAGATCCGGGATGCCTTGAATTAACCCGGTGGCGATATTCACCACAGCTTCGATGCCTGCGGGGATCAGTTCCGGCAGCGCTGCGATGATGCCGTCCAAAAGGCCGTTTACCAGATTCATGGCCGCGCTTGCCAGGGTGGGAAGATTCTGCACCAGGAAGGACGCCAGGCTGGTCACGATATTGGTGGCCAATTCCGTGATAGGGCCAATATTGTCCGCTATGGCGTTCACAATGGTTTCCAGCAAGCCCATGGCTGCGGGCAGGATCGTATTGATTAACCCCGGCAAATATTCCGCCAGGGTCTGCGCCACCGCGTTCAGGCTTTGGGAAATAAGAGGAGCCCCGGCTTCTATCAGGTCAATAATGGTGGCCATCCCAGTGCTTAGATAGTTGGCCACGCTCTTGCCAATGGTTATTATATCCTCTGGTTGGAAGCCATCTTCCAGGGCTTTGGTGGCATCCCGCGCCACAATAGTCAGGCCGTCCACCAGTTCCTGCGCTACCCCTGCAAATTCCCGCCCGATGGCAATCTTTAGGCCCTCTGTGGCGCTTTCCAGGCTGCGCATACTGCCGCCCAGGCCGCTTTCCAGGGTTTCGGCCATCTGCTGGCAGGTGCCGTCAGCCTTGGCAATTTCGTCGGCTAATTCCTCCCAGCGCTCCGCGCTGGTACCCAGCAGGGCATTGACGGCAGCCAGGTCGGTTTTATTGAAAATTGTAGAAATAAGGTCAGCTTTCTGCTGGCTGCTCATGCCGTCCATGGACTTATTCAAGTCCTGCATGATAGCGCTTAAATTGCGCATTTCCCCGTTGCTGTTGAAGGCGGAAACGCCCAGTTCTTTCAGTGTAGCCGCTGCCTCATCCGTGGGAGTGGAAAGTGAAAGAATAATATTGCGCAGTTTGGTGCCGCCCTCTGCGCCTTTAATACCGTTATCGGCCAGTAAGCCCAGGTTCAGATTCAATTCGTCCACGCCGCCCGCCACCATTTTGCCGGTAGCGCCCACGGCCAGCAGGGCTTCGCCCAGCTGCGCGATGCTGGTGTTGCTTTTCTGGCTGGTCTTTGCCATACTGTCCAGAAAAGCGTCCAGGTTGGTCAGCCCCAGGGCGCTCATGGCGTCGGTAGCCATGTCACTGGCTTTGGCTAAATCCATGTTGCCCGCCGCTGCCAGGTTCAGCACGCTGGGCAGCGCCGCGATGGCCGCTTCGCTGTCGTACCCAGCCAGGGCCAGATAGTTCAGGGCGTTCGCTGCGGCGGTGGCGGTGAATTTCGTAGACGCGCCAGCCTGCTCCGCAGCTGCCCGCAGGTCGCCCATTTTGTCGGAAGTCAGGCCCATGGTGGCCTGCACTTGCAGCATGGCGTCATCATATTCCATATAGGTGTTCAGGCTGTCGCCCAGCACCTTGCCCGCTGCCACGATGGCCGCGCCCATGGCGGCGATAGCAGCGGCGGCGGCTTCCATGCCCGCTTTCAGCACGCCCTTGGCAATGCCCCCGGCTTTGCTCATGGCGTCGTGCAGCTTGTCATTATCTCCGGCAGCTTCAGCTGCGCTGTCGCCCTCATCTTCCACGGCGTCCGCTGCGTCGTCGCTGCTGTCCGCCAGGTCGTCGCTTTTATCAGCCGCCTGCTTCAGCACCTTTTGCGCTTCTTCCAGGGTCATGTTGGTGGTGTCGGTTTCGTCGCCTACCATGGCCTGGGCCTGGGCCAGCGTGTCCAGGCCGCTTTCGGTGGTGCTGATCTGCTGGGCTGTGCTGTTCATCTGCGCGGTAGCCCGGTTCAGGGCGATGCGCAGCTGATCCGCCTGGCTGCTGTTTTCGCCGTAGGCTTGTTTCGCTGCTTCCAATTGTGCGGCAATTAGCTGCACTTTCTGGCTTTGCGCTTCATAGATGGCACCCAGTTTGGATAGTTTATCCTGCATACCAGCCATAGTGCTGGCCTGATCGCCAAAAGCGCTTTGGCTTGCTTTCATGCCCGTATTTAATACGGTCAGCTGTCGGGATATATCAGCCAGCGCGGCTTTGTATTCTTTGTCGCCTTGTATGCCTACCTTCGTCTTGATGCCATCGTCGGCCATGGGTGTCACTTCCTTATAAAAAAGGCAAAAGCGTAAACAAATACGCTTTTGCCTAAATAATCGTTATGGGTGCGGCAAGTAATTCAAGCGCACGCGCTGGGCAGGCTGCCGCTGCTGCCCTGCCCGGTTCCCTGGCTTTGTGTTCAGCTGGCGCAGGGCTTTTGCCCGCACTTCCTTGGTCTGCTTATACAGCAAATAGATGGCCCTGGGGCTGTGCTTCCAGAAGGCTGCGCTGTCCAGCCCGCAATCCAGGGCCCGGAAATACAGCCATAGCCAGGGGAAGCGTGCGCTTACTGAGGGTCTTGTTCGTTGCCTGCCGCTTTTTCATCCTTTTCAGGCATGGCCTTGCGCACGTTGGCCATGAGCTTTTCCTCAATTCCGGGGATGTTGCCCAGCTTGAATTTTTCTTTGTATTCCGCCCAGGTCATATCCAGGCCGCCAGACTTGAGCGCCCCAAAAAGCACAGCCATAATGGCCCCGATCTTACCGGCTGCCAGCTGTAAAAGAATATCCCCAAAGTTCAGGCTGCGCCCGTATTCCAATTCGTAAACGTCCTCCACAATTCGGAAAGCGTCCAGGTCAAAAACCAGGGGATAGGTCTGCCCGTCCAGTTCCATGCTGTCCACAGGCCGGGAAATATCGCGCGCCTTGATTTCTTCTTTTTGCAATTTTTCCGCCATTTTTATCTTCCTTCCCGCGCTGATCCGCGCCGATCCGCCCCGGCAGCTTGCAAAATATTGCAGTCTGCCGGGGCTTGTGTTGCATTATTAAGGGTTACGCGGCAGGGCTTTCGTACACCTGCTCGAACCAGTCGGTCTTTACGCTGTCAGCCACGGAAGCGTCAGCGGTCGCCACCACAGCGGCCAGCGCGTCGTCGTATTCACGGCGCACAAAGGTGCCCTCAATGGTGGGGTGCTGGTAGGTCATGGTGTCGCTGTCGGTGTGGCCGTTCTGGGTGGGCTCCGCAAATTTTCCCTTGTACATCGTCCACAGTTCCTTGCTGCCATCGTCCAGGGTAAGGGCGAAAGCAATGGCCACGTTGGGGGCGCTCTGGCCGCCCTTGATGATCTGCACGCCGTTGCTGTCCTTGTGGCGGCCCAGCAGCACTTCCCGCACCGCATAGGGGATTTTATCCAGGTTCAGGGTCACGGTGTAGGTGTCCACGCGCTTTTCGCTGCGGGTGGCCACGTTGCTGGCGTACACCTTGCCCTCTTTATAGTTGGGCACGATCTGAGCGTCGATGGTTTTACCCATCACCTGGTAATTGCCATAGGTGGGGCGGGTGGATGCTTTGTCCTCGGTGGCCATCAGCGCGAAGTAGATGTCAAGAATACCGTAAAAGTATCCTTCAGTATAATTGGCCTGTTCACTCATGTTCCTTATTCCTCGCTTTCTTGTTTGTTTTGTTCAGCTGCGCCCGGCGTTTGCCACCAGGAGCAGGTGCAGGAAATATGATGCATGCCGGTGTCCTGTTCGTATTCGTCAGGGCCCCAGCCATAGACGCGCACCCCTGCCTTTTTTAATTTGGCCAGCGCCATCAAAAAGGCGGCCCGGTGTTCGTCGTTATCGCTGTGGGTGTATGCGTGCAGCTGCACCAGGTGCCGCAGCCGCTGGATGCCGTTGCTGGCCAGTAAGCCATCGCCGCCTACTTCGTTAAAAACCACATAGGTTTCAGCCTGCGCGTGACCAGGCGGCTGGCTTACGGGGTAGGGCATATCGGCCAGCGCTTTGGTGAAAAACTGCTGCACAATGTCCGTGGCCAGAATATCAGGGGCCACGGCTGCCGTTTCGTTTTCTGCCATTTGTTTACCCTTTCTGCGCCTGATCGAAAGCGGATTGCATTGCCTGGGTCACTTCACCGCGTGCCTTTTCGACGGTAGGATTGAACCATGGGCGCGGGGCCATGTTGCTCCGGCCATATTCCAGGATATTGCCGATTTTGGCCAGGCTTTCACCGTGATTGGTGCCCACGGGCTTGACCTCACAGTGGAAGCCGTCCCCGGCGTTGTAATCCACTTTTCCGGCCTTGATGCTTCTTTGCAGGGCTCCGGTGTCAACTGGCGCGGCATCTGCCAGCCAATTCGCCAGCAGTTTCCCACCAGCTTGCACGGCTTTCTGACAAGCAGCATCCGTGCCCTTTCCCAGCTTGTCGAATTTCGCCAGCTGCGCAGAAATGCCGCTGCATGTAAACGTCGCCATTATGTTCCACCTTCCCCCTGTATCAGTTTGCATCTTAATTCCATGAAGTCCCGCATATCTCCCAGCCCATTGATGGAAATGATCTCGTAGGGCTTTTCGTGATAATATACGCGCCAGCTGCTGGCTATGTCGTCCCGCCAGCGGATGGTGAAGGTCACGGTGTCCGCTGCATGGTGCGCCTGAGCCGCGTAAAAATCACGTCCAGAAACGTCCTTTTTCCCGGCGTACACGGTCACAACGGACACCCAGGTTGTTATATTTTTGCTCTTTTCGTTTGTGGTGTGTACCGGCCTTTTCAGCGTGACCGGGTGGCGCAGGTCGCCCGCTTTTTTATTTCTCAAGTGCCTGCGCCTCCCTTGGGCCGCAATTGGTGAACGCTGGCCACAATGTAGCACGGCACAGCGGCAGCCGCGTCGGCGTTGCCCCGGTTATCATACATCCAGGCCGCCAGGTTGGCCACCCAAAAGGCGTATAGGCTCCCGGCTGTATCTTTCGGGACGCCTGCCTTTTCGTACCATTCCACGGCTGCGTCATAGCAGAATTGCAGCACGGTGGTATCGGCGTCCGGGTCAGCGCCTGCGAACCGGCGCACCATGTCCATATCGGCCATGGCTTCTTCCCCCTTACTGCCCAGGCAGCGCCACAGGGATGCCAAGCCTGGCGGCTTTCTCGATTTCCCCGGCAATATATACCGTATACATTGCGGTGATTTCTGCAAAATCTTCCTCTGTCAGCTGCGCAGATTCGGGCATCAGTTCAATGCTGATATTCATGCCCTTGCCGGGGCGAATAGCGCAGACGGCGGCTGCCACCTGCCTGCGCACGCCGTCAATAACCGCCATGGCGTTGCAGCTGGTCTGCTGGGTATCAATTTTTTCAATCGCCATAGTTTTCCCCTTTCAAAAGCGTATTTGTTTACGCTTTTCAGTTTATTGCACGGTCAGGGTGCGGCGCACCATGGCACCCGTGTCAAACTTGCTCACGCCCAGGCGGGCAATGCCGCGCAGTTCGGTGCTGTCCGTGCGCCAGGCGTTGCCGCCGATGTCGGTGCTGGCCAGTTCGTAACCGCCGCAGCGGAAAAGGGTGGCAAACTCTTTGCCGTCACCGATGAACAGGTCGGTGGTGGTGGTGGCGCTCTGCCCGCTGCCGCTGGTCACGTCCGCCATGGTGGCATAGCTGACCGCGTGCAGGGGACGCCCGGCAAAGCGCTTGACCGTGGCGTTGGTGGGGTCAGGCTGCAAGAGCGGGCGGTCGTTGCCGTCCAGCAGGTTGTCCAGGATGTCGAAGCCGCTCTGGTTCAGGATGACGCTGGCCAGGGCGCTGATGGCGGGATCCAGGTCTTTGTTGAGGGCAGTTTTCAGGCCCTTCATGGGGTCGCTGCCGATGCTGGTTCCGGTCAGGCTGCGCAGCGCGGTCATGAGCATGGCGTTCTCGGTGATAACCAGCTTCTTGGCGAACCAGCGGCCCAGGTAGCTGAACAGATTGGCCACGTTGTCGGTCATCAGTTCATTGGAAACGGGCAGGATGAGGGCCTTCTTGGTACAGGTATAAGATACCTTGGCAAAAGAGGGCTGGTCGTCATCGTCGTCAATCTCGCCCATTTCGTCCACGTCCACCAGGCCCTTGGTGGGGTTGGTGTCACGCACGCGCCAGCCGTTCGGGCTGGTTACGGTTTCCTCGTTGAACAGGGCGGCCAGCGGATCCAGGCTGCGGCGGATTTCGCGGATGGTATGGTCGATGTCGTCCGGCACCAGGAAGCCGCCATCCGTGCCCACGGGGCTGCCGCCGCTTTCGGTCAGCGCGTCATACAGGATTTTCACCCGTTCATTGTCGCGGCCATTCTTGCGGCTGACGCCGTGCTGGATGGCATAGGCAAATGCGCGGGCGTATTCGTTGGATTTCAGCATATCCCGCAGGCTGCGGCTTTCCTGGGCCCGGTTGCCAGTGCTGCCGGTGGCCATGGGCTGCAAACCCTGCGCAGCGCCTGCCTGCTGGGTCTGGTAGGCTGCTTGCAGGGCGGCCATGCGCTTGTTCATATCGGCCAGTTCCGCCTGTTCCCTCTCCAGGTCGGCAATGGGGACGGACTGATCGCTGGCCCGGCTTGCCAAGCAGGCGGATGCCATGCGGATATTGTTGCCCAGGGTGGTGATTTCGTTCATGATTTCTTGCAGAGTCATAGTGTTTTTTCCTCGCTTTCTTTTACTTGAAAAGCGTAAACAAATACGCTTTTGCTTTAGTTTTGCTGGTTTACCAACAGCACCAGGTACAGCCCCACGGTGCTGTCAAATTTACGCAGATCGGCGCTGAAAAAGGTCAGCCGCAGGGCATTGCCGTCCCGCGCCCACCAGCTTTGCGCCAGGTGGTAGCCATCGAAAAGCGCTACCCCTTCTATCCCTTCACCGGGTGTGTATGGGAAGTAAACAAAGGCCGTTATATAATCTTGCTGTGCCACTTTTTCCGGGTCTATGTCCACCATTACCACATCCAGGATGGTCATGGAAGGGGGAAAAAGGCTCACCTGCATGGCATTACTATCCAGCCTGTAAAAGCCGGAAGCGTCCGGGCTTGGCGCTGCTTCTGCGCGGGCCCTATCGGCTGCCAGCCAGACAAGCGCCACCATAATGCCAATCAGTACGGCCAGGGTATAGGTGAAAACTTTATCCGATCTGTTCACGCTTCCACCTGCTTTCATCAAAAAAGGCCAGCCATAAAGGCGGCCCGTTTGGCGATTTCTGCCCGCTTGATTGCTTCCTGCTGATCCTGCTCTTTGGGGATCGCTGCGCCGTGTTCCCGCAGCATGGCCATGACGGCCTGGCGGTCATGGTTTCGCGCCTGCATTTTTGCGGTAGGCTGCCGCGCCGCAGCATCGGCAGGCTTTTGCGGTGCTTCCCACATCATGCCGTCTGCGAATCCTTCATCAATGCAGGTCTGGGCGCTCATATAGGTTTCACCGTCCAGCAGCTGCATCAATTCGTCCCGGCTCTTGCCGGTGCGGCGCTCATAGGCGTTAATCAGCCCTTCGCTGATAACGTCCAGGATGTCAGCCTGCTTGCGCAGGTCTTTGGCGTTTCCCCACAGCGGGCCAGTCCAGGGGTTGTGAATCATCATGTAGGCCACAGGGCTCATAAGGATTTCATCCCCGGCCATGGCCACAATACTGGCGGCGCTGGCAGCGATTCCGCTTACCTTTACGGTAATGCGCCCTTTGCCCTGGTCGCTGTGTTCCCGCAGCGCTGTGTAGATTTCAGCCCCGGCCATTACGTCACCGCCTGGGCTATTGATGTACACGGTCACCGCCTTGTACCTGTCCAGGGCGCGGCGGATGTTCTTGGCAATTACCTGGCCGCCAGAGCTCCACCAGTCGGGCTCCACTACCAGTTCCCCGTCGATCTGCAAAACCCCGTTTTCTTCGTTTTCCGGGGCGTTGCTAAAGTTCCAAAATGGCATTACTTCTCACCTCCTCTCTGCTCTTCTTTTTCGTCGTCGTTTTGACCAGTGGCGGCATTCTTCCCCTGAAGCAGCAATTCCGGGGAATTGATGGCAATGCGCAGCGGGAGCAGGTCACGGCTGGCCAGCAGTTCGTTCCCGTTGGGATCAGGCGGGAGGCCCTCTGTTTCGCGCACTTCGTTGGGCTTTTTCCAGCCGCCGCGTATGGCCTTTTGATTCTTTTCTGCGGTCGTGGCCACGTCGGCGCGGGTCAGGGCGCTGGTGTCGAAGCGGATGCGATAGCCCGCAGCATAGTCCTGGGGCGTCAGCAGCTTGCGGTTAAATTCTTCCTCCCATTGCTCTATAATCGGCACAATGGTCAGGTTTAGAAATTCCTGCATTTGCTGTTCTATGGTGGTCAGGTTGGTGGTGGAAAAATCGCCCAGCAAATGCGGCGGCAGGTTGTACACGGTCGCCACCCTGTTCCTGGTGATCCTTTCCACGTCCAGCACCTGGGCATCCACGGCGGGGCTGGTGAAATTGGTAGCCGTGAGGCCACCTTCCAGCACCATCACGCTGCGCCCGCTCTTTTCATAGGTTTCCAGGAAACGCTCGACCAGGTCGTCTTTTTGTTCTTGGCTTAATCCGCTGTTTGGCACGGTCAGCATGATGCCATGATTCACGCCGTCCAGCTGATCCAGGGCCAATTCCTTGACCTGGGTGTCAAAGTCCATGCTTTTCCGCAGCACGTCAATGGGGCGGATGCCCTTTTCGCCGTTGGCGCTCATATGCTTAATATTAAGCACCATAAAACCGGGCAGGATGTAGGGCTTTCCGTCGTCCAGGGTAATGCTGTACCATACGCTGCCGTCCGTAGGATCGCGCTGGGGCTGCACCCGCGCGGGGTTCAGAATGTCCAGCCGCAGCAGGGTGCCCATTTTATCCAGCACTTTCAGGGCGTAAGCGTTGCCCTCTGTATTGCGCAGCACTTCCATGGTCTGCCGAAAGCTGAACGCGTTATAGTTGGGGTTGGGTTCCAGGCTGATCAGCCTTTCCAGTGGGTGCGTGTCCTGGCGTTCCCAGCCTTTATAGATGTGCATGGGCATGGCCGCCACGGTGTTGGCGATGCGGCTTACTGCCGCATAAATCGCTTCATTCCCTTCAATCATGCGGTCAGCCCTGGGCCGGTTAATGCTGCGCAGATTGCTGATTCTTTGCAGCCATTTCGGGGGCTTGTCCCGCGCCTGCTGCTGTTCATTCTTTTGCTTTCGTTTCCCAAAAAGCCACATAGCGGTCACCTCTTAATTGCGATGATGATTTCGCCTGTCCAGGTTTACCACCCGGATTTTCGGCGCGGTGTACACGATTCCGGCGGGCTGCTTTTCCATATGCACGCAATGGGCGTCCAGCCAGGCCATAAAGCCGTCAATCTTGCGGTATTTGTTCCGCTTGGTCGGCATCCAGTTGGCCTTGTCTGTGTGCCGCCTTTCGGCGGATATGCGCACATTGTCCGTATACCATGCCAGCATAGGGTCGTTATTGCTCACCACGTTGCCAGCCAGCAGCTGCTCTTTTATATCCTTCATGGGATCATTTAGAGTTATCGGGCCCTGCCGCACCACTTGGCAATCAAAGCCCTTATTTTCCAGCAGCTGCCGCAGCTTGGTGGCATTGGCAGGGTCGTAGCCGATGGAAACAACTTCATATATTTTTGCCTGTGCTACAAACCAGTCAAAAATATCTTCCTGAAGGATGTATTCACCCGGCACAATAGTCAAATAGCCTTTCATGGCCAGGCCGTAATAATCTATTTTTTCCTGGTCAAGGTCTACCTTTCGCTGCGGTACCCAGCTGTGCAGCAGCACAAAGCTGCGCCCATCGTCCAGCGGAAATTCCAGGGCGGCGGCGGTGAAGTCCTCCCGGTTGGAAAGGTCAAAGCCGCCATAGCAGCGGCGGCCCAAAAGGCTTTCTTCCGGGATGGTGCCCTTGTTTCTGCGGATAACTTCCGGCTGTACAAAGGCCATATCGTCCGCGTTGACCATAATGTTCAGCTGCTTGCAAATGAAGTCTGCCCGCTCGCTGGGGATATGCTTGCAGCGCTCCCATTGCTTCACCAGTTCGTCCAGGTGCAGGGTATGGCCCAGGCCGGGGTTGGCTTTGATCCAGGCTGCGGGGTTTTCTATTTCGTCGGTGCTGTCCAATTCACAGATAAAGGCGAACATTCTGTCACCCACGTCCGGGGCCAGCTTGCCCATCATGGCGTCTGTGAAAAGGTCATAATAATACGCCAGCGGCCCGTCCAGTACATTGCCCATGGTGGTGATGTACAGGATCAGCGGCTGGCGGCGTTTTACCGTTTTGCGCTTGATAATATTCAGCAGCTTAAAATCCCGGTATTCGTGTATTTCATCAAAGATTGCCCCGTGCGGGTTCAGGCCATCCAGGCGCTGGCTGTCGCTGCTGCGGTGGCGGATGGTGGCGTTCATCTTGTCATAATAAACGCCGTCCCGCAGGGTGCGGAAGCGCGGGGCCAGGTACCGGCTGTTGTCAATCTGGCCCTTGCACTCGTTGAACACAATGCCCGCTTGGTCTTTGCTGTTGGCCAGCAGGTATATATCCGCGCCGCGCTCTCCGTCTTTGCAGGCCATAAAGGTGGCGTTTCCGGCCATCATGGTGCTTTTGCCGTTGCCGGTGCCCACCAGCACCAGCCCCTCCCGGAAGCGCCGCAGCCCGGTGTTCCTGTCCACCCAGCCGTAAAGGTTGCACTCTATGAAGCATTGCCAGGGCATCAGCTCCATGCGGTCATAATCGCCCTTTGTGGGCGTCAGGAATTTTTCCATAAAGTCCACGGGGCGGCTGGCCTTGTGTTCGTCAAATATCCAGGGGTAAGCCGGGTCGGCCCGGCTCTTTTCCAGGTCGTCCAGGAAGCGGCGGCAGGCCATCCTGGTTTTTTCGCAGGTGACTATTTCCCCGTTGACAGCTTGCCGGGCGTAGTCCATACACCGCGCCACGGCGGTGCTGTTAATCGGGGAAGCTGTCGAAGTCGTCATCTATATTCACATTTGCCGCCTTGCGTCCGTTGGGGGTCAGCCGCAGTTCCGCCAGGTGCTTCCGCTGCTGATCGCAGTAGGCGCGGAAATGGGCCAGGCTTTTGTTGTCCTGCCAATACTGCTGGCGGCCATTATAGGCCACTTTTCCGATACCGCGTTCTCCTATGTCGTCCATAAGCTTCCCTTTTACCTGTTCGGCAAAAGCCACGTCACCGACCAGCATCTGGTCGGGGTCAGTCATGCCGCCGGGCCGCTTTTCGCAGGCATCGCATAAATAATCATACATATGCCGGGCCTTTTCATCCGTGATCCGCTGAAAATGTTCATCCCTTAACGCTTCATTCATTTGCATTTTCCTCCTATACTTTCACCACCCGCATGGTATGCTTTGCGGGCAGCTGTACGGCCTGCCGCCCCTTTTCTGGATGCTCTTTATTATGGCATTCATTGCATAGGCTGCGCAGGTTGTCCAGATTCAGCGCCAGGTCGGGGCGTTCTTCCACGGGGATGATATGATGCACCATATCAGCGCGGCGCGGGCGGATGCCATACCCAGCCCGGAAACGCTCCATACAGTCCTGACACATCCCCTGATCGCGCCGCAGCACTTCGGCCCGCACCCGTTTCCAGGCTGCGGTGTGGTAAAATGGGGCGCTTTCTTTGTAGGCCATATGTCCTCACTTTATCGGTTTTTGCACTGGGGCCGCTGCCGATCCTGACCGATTGGCGCGGCAGCTGCGCCCCAGTGCGCACAACGGGAAAGAAGTATAAAAAAGAAGGGCGGGAAGTCTGCCTGGCTTCCGTCCCTTCTTTTTCATTTTGCATTATAGCACAGGAGCGGCGTTCCTGCGCGTTCCTTTGTGTATACTAACCGCTCCTTTGTGTATACTGGGCGCTCCTGGTTGTTCCATCTTTCCTATTTAATGGCGGTTTTTTAGAAGTCTGTTTCTTCCCCTTGCCGCCAAGCGTCGTTCGGGTCTTTCCCGGATTTTTGGGGAACGGTCGTTTGATATTTGGCACAAAATTTCCCCGGTTCCGCGTTTCCGCATTCGCTGTATTTCCAGCAGGTCAGGCAGTCGGGCCCATCGTGCTGTTTCCCGTCCATGGCGTTTCCTCCCTCTGTTTTTCCGTAGGTTCCGCGCCGATCCAAAGGCGCATACCTTCAAACGGTTGGTTATAGGTTTCTACATAATCGTCATGCCATACCGCGCCGCTGTATTCAAAGATGATATTGCCGCCCACCCACGCGCAGCGCTCCACGTCTGTAATATAGCCGTCAGCATCTTCCAGCCATGTTTCACACCAGCCCGTGCCGGTTTCTGGTATCTGTGCGGCGCTCTCGATCAGGGTGGCAATGGGCGGCGCGGCCAGCTGCGCCAGCCGATCAGCTGCTTCTTTTATGGCTTTGTTTTCCTGGTAGTTCACGCAGGGCATATGCTTGGCAATACCGTGCAGGATTCTGGCCAGGTCTTTATCTTTCATTGTGCTGCCCTCCTATTATCGGAAAATAAAGCACTGATCCACGCTGTTCCCGTTTTCATCGATCATAACGCATTCCACCACGTTCAGCTTCCGCACCCGGCAAACAGCTTTTCCCAGTGTTTCCGCGCTTTCCATGACGCGCTTTGCAGGCACGTCAACCGCGCCGATTAAAGCTGTGTGCAGGGTATCCGCATAAAATTCAATCGTTATCATTCGCACCGCCTCCCGGTTTTGCTTCTTTGGTTTCCCTTTCCAGATACCAGGGCGGCAGCGCAGCCGCCACCTGGTCAGGTGGAATATTCCCCAGCATTTTTTCCGCGTTTCTTTTTACCTTGCGGATATAGCTGTCCTGGTATTTCAGCCGCACGGCAATAATGGCAGTTGTTTCCTGGGCGATATAATACCCATGCAGCACGCTGCTTTCTGTTTCCGGCAGCTTATCCAGCAGCACACAAGCTGCGGCAATTTCGCAGGCGCGGGCCTGCTTGCGGGCTTCCCGGTCGCGCTCCAATGCGTCTATATCTGCCAGCAGCTTCCCATACTTGTCCGGGTCAATGCTTCCTTTGCTGCCGCCGTTGGGGTCAGCCTGCGGCGATGTTATGCTGGTCAAAGCAGCACGCCGCTGTTGGATGCGCTGGGTCAAGCGCCGGATGTCGCCCGCAGCAGCCCGGCACCGCTTAAAAATCGTGATTGCTTCCATGCTTTCCTCCATTAGCACCGCCGCAGGCGGCTGAGGGCGTAGCGATCTTTGGATCGCCGCCCGAAACCCGCGCTTGCCGTAAGGCAGTAGCGCGGGGCGTGAAAAGCGTCAGTGTTTACGCTTTTCATCTGTCCCATTCATAGGACGTGCCATAGGGTTCAAATGGGTATTTGGTTACGCCGTTGCATCTGTCCATAACGGCCTGGCCGCTCATGTAGTTGGCCCGCCCGGCAGCGCGGGCGCTGGGGTAATATGCCAGGATGTTCCCTTCCCTGTCTACCTTTCGCACCACGCGGCTGCGGGATTTCACGCCGAATTTATAGCCCAGTTCCTTATGCGTACAGAAAGCGATATTCCAAACAGAATTATCATAATGCAGCCCATTCCGATGATAGGGCACCATGCCGGGCGGTGGTGGGTTCCAGGTGGCGGCGATAACGGATAGCAGCGCCACTTCCCGGCGCTTTCCTGCCGGGGTGACAAGCCGCACCACCAGCGTGCGGTTCTTGGGATTGTTCGCCCGGTGCTGGTGTACCCAGGATTTCAGCACCAGCGTGCTGCCGTCCGCCCTGATCTGCCGCACCCTTCCTTCGTCGCTGGCCTGGTAGCGCCCGGCATAGCCTGGCACGTCCCGCCAGCGTTCACCCGGTTCAATATTATTCTTCGCCATTGAACGCCGCTTCCGCTTCCGCATTGTCTACTTGAGTATAGCCGCCATCCTGCCCGCTGCTTTGGCCCTTTGGCGTTAAGAATTCCACTTCGTCCGCGTCTATTTCGATCTGTCCACGCGGCTGCCCATCGTTCCCCATGTAGCAGCTAAAGGATGCCGGGCCGATCACGCACACCTTGCGTCCTTTTACCAGGTACTGGGTGCAGCTGTCACCCAGCCCGCGCCAGGCCGTCACCCGAATAAAATCACTGTCCGGCTGCCCTTCACGGTGGTGGCGCTTTCTCACCGCCACCGTGAACCTGGCATAATTCACGCCGCTGGGCGTGGTGCCCTTTTCAGGATCGCGCGTTAAATTGCCGGTTATAAACATTTTGTTCATGGCTTCCCTTTCCGCGCCTACCGGCGCTGATTCCTGATTATCCGATATAGCAAGCCGGGGCCACGCCGTAGGCGTACACCGCGTAGTAGCTGTCCAGGGTGCCGTCGGTGTACACGTTGCGCACGTAGTAGGCGTTGCCGCTGTTCGGGGTGCGCAGCCACCAGTAGGCGGCGTCGCCGTCGCTGTCTTTCAGCTGCCGCAGTTCGTCCCGTTCTTCTTCGTCGTCACAGATAAACAGGCCGAAAGCGTCAGACGCTTCTCCAAAACCTGCTTCATCATCGGACAGCAGCCACAGGTGTGCATTCCCCAGGTCTGTGCGGGGGCGAATGCAGGCGCGGTCGTCGTCAGCCATGCCTTGAAAAAAATCATTTTCAAGCCAGGCGGCCAGTTCGCTTGCTTCGTAGTTGTTCCAGCCATAGGGGTGCTTTTTATCCGCCTTGCTGAATGGGCGATAGTCCAGGATTTCAGCCAGCTGCACCGCCATAAACGTCCCGCCCTGGTCGCTAAAACAGGCGTTATCAATAACCCGCCATTTGGCCACCCGCCCATCCTTCAGCCTGGTATGGATGCAGCTGCCCAGGGCCAGACGGTTCCCGCTGCGCAGCAGCTTGCAGGCAGCGGTAAACCCCTGCACAGGCTCCGTAGCGGTGCCGGTGATTTCCTGCGCCATGGCCAGCCCGTTGGCCACTTCCTCCAAATCTTCCGCCATATCCCGGCAGCGGTCTGCCATGGCGTTCAGTTCTTGCCGGGTCTTTCTGATCTGCTCGTTGGGTGTCATGTTCTTTTCTCCCTTCATAATCTGATTGTTTCGCCGCGCTCCAATGCTTTGGCGGCTTCTTGGTATTCGCATGATGTAAACCAGTCGAATTTTTCAATGATGGCGCTGGGCGGCGCAACTTCCAGCAGCGCGGCGCGTATAGGGCAGCGCTGCACTTCTTTGCCGTCTTTGACGCAAAACGCGCATTCCGCCCGCATGGCGGCTTCCGTGATTGCTGCCAGGTGCTGGTCTGTTATCAGGATATGGCGGCCCCGTGGAATAGGGCCGGGTATGTCGATGGTGATCTTGCCAAATTCCGCAATTTTCGCATAATAATCCAGGCGCTTGTCCGGCATCGTATGCAGCAACATGATCTGTATTTTATTCACCAGCCGCAGCAGAAGCCGCATGTCCCGCCAGCCATAGCGGAAAGCTGATAGCCGGTCTTTCACGGCGTCGCTGTTTTTGTTCAGGGTGTTAAGCAGGGCCATTAAATACAGCATCATGGCATTTTCCTGCCGGTTGGGTGCGGTTTTGTTTCCCTGTGGCTTACTCATTGCACAGCACCACCTTCCATCCGTGCCAGCATTGTCCGCACCGTGACCGTGATGGTGTCCAGAAGTATCTCGGAAGCTTCCGGCACTTGATGTGCCAAATAGGCTATTGCTTCTGCCAAACCGTACATCAGCAGGTCGGTGCGCCCGCCAATGCAAAAATATTTTCCTTTCCCTGTTTCAATAAAGCCCAAATGCGCTCCGGCATTGTCTGTATAAGGCTTCATGATCTTTTCTATTTCCTTCCCATCTTGTTCCAGCTGCTGGTCAATCATACTGTTTCACCCCCTTCCTTTCTGCGTCTTAATCGCTTTCATGGCCTTATATTCGTCCCAAGTGTCCACCAGTTCACGGACGGGCTTATAGTCACAGCGGGCAATTTCCCGGATGCTGCGGGCCCCGGTGGCCAGGCGCACCGTTTTGCGGATTGCTGCGCCTACTGCCTTTTCCATTCCGGCCATGCGGTATTCCTGGCAGGCGGCAGCTGCCCGCGCCCTGATCGCTGCATTCAGGTCGGCAGCCTGGGCGGGCGTAACCTTTTCCAGCATCCGCACCTGCTGTTCCAGGGCTGCCATCCGTTCATTTGTTGCCCGCACCATGTCCGCCATGCCCTGCATCAGCTGCATAGCCTGGGCCATAAAGGTTTCCATTTCCACAGGCACAGGCGCGGCGTTTTCTTGCCTGATCTTCAGCGCGTTGTCCACAATTCCGCCCCCTTTCACTTCACCACGATGGCATCGTCGGCCACCGCAATGATGCCCAGGGCCATGCGGGCACCTTCCACCCACTTGGCCACGGTTTCAATGTTTTGGCGGATGGTTTCACGCTCAGCGGCACTGGCGGTGTGCAGCGTGCTGCCCATCTGCGGCAGCACCCCCGCCGTGCCGATGAATTGGCGCACAGCGGCAGCCAGGTCAAAGCCGGACAGGGTGGACGTGCCCAGGCTCCGGGCGTTGTCCATGGCCCGCTGCTGGTGTTCACGGCGCAGGGCTTCCAGTTGTTCGGCCCGCTTTTCTTCTCGCGCTTCCGCTGCTGCCAGTTCGTCCCTTAGTTCGGTGATTTCCTGGGCCATGGTTTCCCGGACGGCGGTTGCGGCCTTTTCTTTTTCCTGGGCTACAAATTCTTTCACCCCTTCCAGCTGTCCGCGCAGCTGGGTGCTTTCCTGCTGCGCTTTGTCCAAGGCGCTTTTCATTCCATCCGCCGCTTCCCTGGCTTCCAGGGCTTCCAGCTTGGCGGCGGTGACTTCCTTTGTCCCATTAGCTGCCGCCTGGCGCGTCCATTCCAAGTCTTTCTTGTATTCCTCAATTTCAGCCCGCAGTTGCTTCACGGTGGCCCCTTCGTCAGCTGCCTGCCGGGCAATGGTTTCCTGGGTTTCTTCATCCAGGCCGCTGGCCAGCAGCATGATGGCCTTGCTCATTTCCAGGCTGGCCAGGGCACTGCCGTCCTTGATCTCTCTGGCCGCTTTCATGCAGCGCTGCGCCTGCTGGATGTTCAGGCCGGTGGTGCGCTCGACCCATGTTTCCCATTCACCGTGGGGCACTACCTTGGCTTCCTTTGCATCCAGCAGCGTGCGCCCGATGCCAATGTAGCCGGTTCCGATCTGTTCACGATACAGGTAAATGCGGGCTTCATAGTCCGCCAGGGTCATGATACGGGTGTTTTCAACGGCTGCCAGCATTGTCATGGTTCATTCCTCCATTTTCTTTGTACAGTTCGCAGCTTTCAAAGCTGCCGCAGCAATATGCGCGGTACTGGCTTTCCCTGGCATTGCTGTCCTGGTATCGGTAATTCTTGCCGCCGCAGTGGATGTAGCTGCGGCCCTTGTAGTCGGTGCGGGCCTTGAAGCATGGGCAGCGGGCCCGCTGGATTCCTGGGCGGTCTGTCATGGTAATTTCCCCTTTCTATTCTTCAAAAGCGTATTTGTTTACGCTTTTCAGTTCCAACCGTCCGGCAAATCATCCGGTTTAACTTCCACAAAGCCCATTTTCACCTGCTCGGCCATGGCTTTCGGCCCGTCCATGGCTTCCCTGGGCACCCACAGCAGCCGCACGGCTCTGCCGTCTATCCATTTGTTGCGGGTGGGGTTGTCCCCACTTTGCAGGCCCTTCAGGATGCCGTCTGTGCGCAGGTGTTTATAAAGCGCTTTCAAACTTACGGGGAATTCTACCCCCTGTTCCCGGCACAGTTTGGCCACGGCGCTGAAGGCCACGTTGGGCAGCAAATAATAAAATTCTTGATCCATGTAGCCCACCATGTCTTTGGGTGCGCTGGGCGCTGCTTCCCCGTTTCCTGCTGTTATATCTTTCAGCGCCACCGTTTTGCTTGCCAGCAGTTCGGTCATGCTGTCCAGGAAGATCCGCGTTGGCTTTTCGTTTTCCATATCCCTGGCCTGTTTTCTGCTGGCGTCGGTCAGTGTTTGCCTGGCGTGGATCAGCAGCGAAGCGCAGGCGTCTGTATCAAACAGGCCCACGTCCCTGAAATAATTCAGCATCATGGTATAGCCGATCAGGATGCAGGCCACCGCTTCAGGCGCTCTGTCGTGTTGCCCCTTGCTGTCTTTGTGGATTTCTTCGCGGTACTGGATAAACATGTCGTGCAGCCTGCCGGGCATCTGATCCGCCTGCTTTTGCAGCCATACGATATAGCCGCGCATGGCTTTTTGCAGATACCCCTGCCGGGCGCGTTCCTGCATTGCCGTCATTTCCTTGCCCACAGGGATGTCCCCCTTATCCACGTCAATGATAAAATAACGGGCCAGGCCGCTGGCACCGATGGCTGGCAAGTCCTCCCCGGTGATTATCGCCACGCTGCGGGGCGGCGTGTTCGCCTTGATGCTGCTGTCGGCGTTCAGGCGGCCACGGTCTACACCGTCGCCAAAAGCGCGGGAAAGGGTCTGCGCCGTGGCTGCCATCTGCCGCTTTTCCTGGATGCTGCTTACCGGGTGGAAGTCGTCCACCAGCAGCGGCATATCTTTCACCAGAAACGCTTTTTTTCTGATCTGGTTGCTTGTATCGCTAAAGCTGGCGGGTGGGTTTTTCGCGTGAAAGTTTCCAAAGTGGGCCATGGCCAGGGATGCGGCTGTGGTTTTATGGGTACCGCTTTCTCCATACAGAAACAGGGCGAAAGCGGGCACAATGTCCGTCTGGCTCATAAATTCCCGCAGCGGGGCCAGGTATGCCGTGCCCAGCAGCGCGATGCCGATTTCCTCTTTCATGGCGCTTTGCACTGCCATGCTTTGCGCGGCTGCTTCTTTGTAGCTGATTTCATCAAAGCCCGCCACCCCGCTGCCGTCCAGGCGGTACGTTTTCAGCGCGTCGCCCATGTCCACGGTGATTCCTTCCATGCCAACCGCGCCGCCGTGGTACAGGTAGCACCATTTCCCGCCAATCTTGCGCCAGCCGGTATGGCTGTATTCTGTCACCCGTTTTGCGGTCAGCTGGCCCACCTTTTTCACTGCCCAGGCCACCTTGTCTTTTGTGGCCGTTCCTGGGGCCAGGCTGGCGGCAAATCCCCATTTGGCTGTTACCCAGTTCATGGCGTCCAGTTCCTTGCTGCCGATGGTCACGCGCCCCAGCTTTTGCCCGTTGCTGTTCCATCCGTCCAGCACGAAAAACATGGATTGATTCACGCCGTCGTCCCGCGTCAGCTCCATGCGGGGAATAACCACAAAATCGGTCAGGGCTTTGGTGCCGTTTTGCGTAAACTGCACAATGCTGCCATCCTTCACGCCATATCCCTGAACCTGTTCATACAGCTGCTCGGCCTGCTCCATGGGCGTCAGCCAAAACGGCACCGCGCTGGGGTCGAAGTCCCGCGTGGCAGCCACCTGTCTGGCCAGCGCGTCCATGGCTTCCGTGTCGCCCATGATCTGCACCATATCCGATATATCACCCTTGGGCGGCAGGTCGGGGCAGGCTTCCCGAATATCTACCAGGCGCACCCGCTTTGCCACGTTCAGCAGCGACAGGGCCACGTTCAGCGCGTGATTTTGCCCGGTGTAGTCGTTTTCCGCTGTGTCGTTGTCGGGGAGGATGATTGCATCCGCGCCACGCAGCAGCTTGGTATATCCATCCCGCCATTTTCCCGCGCCGCCAGGGTTGCAGGTGGCAACGTGCCCCAGCCTGGCCAGGGTTTCCACGTCTTTTTCGCCCTCTACAATGTAGACGGGCCGCTTTTCCTGAATGGCGGCAAGCAGCTGCGGCAATTTGTACAACGTGGTGTCCCGCAGTTCGTTGGGCACGCTGGCCACCCAGCCGTCCCGGTTCGCTTTTTCGTTGCTGGGGTCGTACCGGCGCTGCCGGAAGGTCTTTTCCTGCTTTCCGTCCTGGGTGTACTGGTAGCGGCACACCTGGAAAAGTTCACGGCCCTGGGCGTCCGTATAGCTGTACACCTTGTCCGGGTGCGCAAAGTCAATCGGCGGCTTTTCCCGCTTTTCCGTCGCAGGCGGTACCGGCTTTGCCTGCCGCACCGTCATGCCTGCCGGTGCGGGGTCTTTTCGCTGCTGCCCGGCCTGATCCGGGGCCACGATCAGGTCTTTGGCGGTGATATGCAGGAAGTCCATAATCTGCTGGTTGGTGCAACTCTTGGACTGGTCATGAAAATAGATTCGTTCTTTTCCGTCCTTTTTGCTGCGCTTCACAGTTATTGACAGGCTGGCAGTTTTATCATCGTGGCAGGGACAGCGTGCCATATATTCCCCGCTGGCGTTGGGGCCGCTTACATGATCCAGCCGTTGTAAAAAATCCCCTATGTTCATGGTAGGGCCTGCCCCTTTCCTTAGTTTTCCGCCATCCGCTTTTCTATGGCTTTTATTACTTCATCCACTTGGAAAATGTACCGTTTGCCGGATTTATCACAGGGCAGCCACCCCTCCCGCACCCCGCGCCGGATTGCGCTTTGGGTCAGGCCGGTGGCCTGGCTTAGTTCCTCAATGGTTATTCCGTCCTTCATGGGTTCCAAGATGCTGGCAGCTGTGTCCATATCCACCAGCAGCCGGTTCCCCAGGTGCAGGCTGGGCAGCTTTTTACTTGCCACGGCCCGCCGCACAGTGGATTCGGAAACGTTCAATTTCTCGCATACTGTCCGAATGGTCTGCAAATTCATTTTCTTGCCCCTTTCTGCATTGCTGTGGCTTTATCAATCGACGCGATGGTTTCTTCCATGATCTGCCGCAGTTCCACCGCCTTGCCCCTGATCGCCTGGGCTGTCGCCATTTCATCCGCTGTTATTTCTCCATCCCTGGCCATACGGGCAAAACGCAGCGCCCATTCATGCGCCCCGGCAAATTCCACCGCCCAGCTGAGCGCGGCCTTTGTCAGTTCGCTTTCCCTTTCCCGGCCATAGTCCGGCAGCAGCGGGCAGCTTGCCCGGATGTGCAGCCGCTTCAGATCCGCTGCTCCGTATATTTCCACCATTCGCTGCACCACGTCACAGGGCGGCAGGGTTTTGCCCGTTTCGTAATCTTGCAGCGCTTCCGTACTTACATACAGCGCGGCAGCGGCTCTTTCCCGGCTGGAAAATAGCGGCTCTTTGGCGGTGGCGGCCATACGGGCGGCCCGGTAAATGTTTCCTTCTTCCTTCATAGCTGTGGCCTTTCTGGTCTTTCGTGGCGGTTTTCAAGGCCTTTTTTGGCCTTTCGTGGCGGTTCTTTTCATAATTTTTGGTATGGGCTGGCTTTGTAATTTTGTGTTTCACAACATAGAATGTTTGTGATGTTATGTATTTTAATGTTTTTTTTTTTTTTTGTCAAGACTTTATTTCAAGTTTGTGCAACATATTACAATTCACAACACAAAAAAATAAAATGTGATAAAGTTATTAAACGATTGGAGGATTGTTGCAAATGAATTACAACCTTAACAGGCTGAAACAATTGCGCGGTGATGAACTCCAGGCCACCGTAGCGGATGCCACGGGTATCAACCGTTCCACGCTTTCACAATATGAAATGGGGAAAATTCCTTCCGCCCAGCACGCTATTGCTTTGGCTGAATATTTCCATGTTTCTCTTGATTATATCTTTGGCCTTTCTTCTGAAAGAAGCCCAAAGTCCGGGGCTTTACAATCTTCATTCGTAACCCTGCAAAATCTGGCCGGGGATGAAGCCCCGTCCGCTTCCGATGTTGCCGCCCTTGTGGACGCTGCCATCCTGTACTTATGCAGCGGAAAGCCCTGCGGCACCCAGCCGGTCATTGCCTGGCGTGATTTTATGCGGCAGCTTACAAAATGCTTCACCGCCTGCGTAAACAAAAACGGCCCCCAGCTGCTGGACAGCGCAAACGCTGCCGCAGTTGCGGCCATTGAAGTGACGAAAATGCCAGCCATGATGTTGAGTAATGAAAGGAAAACGCAGCAATGAAGCTATTTCCTCGATTATTTGGCAGGAAGAATAAAAAGTCTGTTTTCCCAGCATCTGCACCCGCTTCATCCCCCAAAATCCACAGCCCGCATTTTGTCAGATTTAATGTGGCAGGAGTAACCTTTGATAATGAAGATGGTGAAAACAGGCAAATCATCATTTATAAAATTAAATATGCAAAACCGCCTTTTCAGGATTCGGCTAACTTGGCAGCCGAAATCAATAAAGTTTCCTATAATGGCGAGTTGGCTTATGAAGTTCGTGTTAATGGCGTATTAGTAGGGTATGTTCCGCGCGAAAAAATCAAAGAGGTTCAGGAAGCGATAAAGCACCAGGACGCTGCTATCAGCGCTCTTGATGTCTGTGGTGGTTCTGGTGGTTACAGCTATGGCCTGCTTGTAGTTATAAAGTATTCCGAATAGGAGGAAATTGTCCAATGAAAAAAGTATTCTGTACTCTGCTGGTGATCCTCATGCTTCCCGCCATTGCCCTGGCCGAAGCTGATCTGGCAGCTATGTCGGTGGATGATCTGCGGCAGCTGCGGGATGCCGTCAACCTGGAATTAGCTGCCCGCTGCCAGGCCGATGGGGCTTTGGCTTCCTGGGATTCCACGCTTGCCCATGTTGATCTTATCAGCATGCGAACAGGCTTAACTGAAAAAGGTGAAAAGGCGGTCGCTTTGGTATTTTCTTATACAAACACAAGCCAGGACGTTGATAACTTCCGGGCTCATCACTGGGTCACGGTTTACCATGATGGCGTTGAATGTGACCGAGCCATTTTTCTTGATGGTGAATTGGTTGGTAATGATTCATGGGGGAAAAAGGTGCAGCCTGGCAGCACGCTGAAAGCAATGCAATGGTATTTTGTTCTGTCAGGCGAATCAAAAACCATTGATATTGAAATAGAAGATAGGGCAACATATCAAACACAAAGCGCAGGTATTATAACCATTGCGCTGCCTGATTGATCTGCGGGCCTTACACTTTCTCTTACAGACGCGCAGCCTAACCTTACAGAAATAAAGTAAGCCCGCAAAGCCTTGATTTTCCTGGCCTTGCGGGCTGTTTTCATTGGTTCATTACAGAATTACAGTAATTTTGACATATACCCCATATAGATTTTTTAGGAGGCGTTTGTATGGGCACAATTGAAAAGCGCGGAAAAGGCAGCTGGCGCATTGGCGTCCAGGTCAAAACCCTGGATGGTTGGCAATGGGTGCGGGAAACGATCCACGTTGATCCCTTGCTTTCGGAAGCAAAGCAGCGGAAGGAAGCGGAAAAGGCCCTGCTTTTGCTTGAGGTAGAAATAGAGGACGGCAAAAAAGTCCCGTCAAAAGGCGCTGAAACTGTCCGCAGCTGGTCAGAAACGTGGATGGAAAAGGAAATAAAGCCAAACGCCAGCCCGGTCACATATTCAGATTATAGGTATCTGCTGGATAGCCGCATCCTTCCGCTGCTGGGGGATGTTCCCCTGGCCAGCTTAACGCCGGTCATGCTTACCGAATGGCTGGCCCAGGTCAGGGATTCGCCCAGAAAAACGGTGCGAAAAAAGGATGATGGCCTTGCCCATAAGCGGCCCCCGTCTCAAACCCTTATCACAGCCCAAAAGCAGGCGCGGCCCTTGTCAAACAGCACGGTAGCGCATTATCATTCCTGCATGGATGCCATGCTGGCCGCTGCTGTACGGCTGGAAATTTTGCCAAACAATCCCATGGACAAGGTCAGGAAGCCGCCCATCAAGAAAAAGCGGGTGAAATTCTTAACGGAAGAGCAGGCCCTTGACCTGCTGCGTTGTCTGAAAGATGAGCCGAATATGTGTTACCGTGCGGCCTTGCTGCTGGCGCTGCTGTGCGGCCTGCGCCTGGGCGAAGTGGGGGAATTAAAGCTATCTGATATTGATTGGAAAAAGGGCACCATTGATATATCCCGCGCCTTGAAGTACACGGCCCAGCACGGTGGCTTTGTGGATGATCCGAAAACGGAAGCGGGCCAGCGTATCATTTCCCTGCCCGCCGGTATGATGGTAGTGCTGGAAGAAACGCGCAAATATCAGGAAGAATGCAGGCAGCTGGTGCCACACCTGTGGCGTGGCCAGGGCTGGATCGTTCACGGGTGGGATGGCCGCCAGCTGCATCATGATACCCCGTCCAAATGGTTCCGCCGGTTCGCGGATGCGCACGGCTACCAGGGCGTCACCTTCCACAATCTGCGGCACACCCACGCCACCCTGCTGCTGGCCAATAATATTGACGTTGTAACTGTGGCTTACCGTATGGGCCATAGTGATCCTTCCGTCACGCTGCGGGTGTACGCCCACGCCCTGGGAAGCCGGGATCAGGCTGCCGCCCATGCGTTTGACCAGCTTTTCGGGGATATTGATCTCCCGCCCGCCCCTGATCTTCACATTGAATAAGTTATCCCCAGATTTCCCCCAATTCCTTCCCCCAATTGTCGGATATGGTTGCCGCCGGATACAAATTTCAGGCATCCCCAAAACGCAGAAAAAGCCCGGAAGCCTTATGCTTCCGGGCTTTTTGACCAGTCGAGGTGGCGGGATTTGAACCCACGACCTTTTGGTCCCGAACCAAACGCGCTACCAAACTGCGCTACACCTCGAAAAAAAAGGAGCCGATAAAGGGACTCGAACCCTTGACCTGATGATTACGAATCAGCCGCTCTACCAACTGAGCTATATCGGCACACCGGCAAACTGCCAGCAACAGATATTATAACAGAGGATGAAGGGAAAGTCAATCCATTTCTTTTGGCTGTTTTCCGAAATTTACGGCAAATTTCGCAAAAAATCAAATGGAATTCTGCTTTATCTTGTTTCGCTTTACGGAAAAGCCGCTCCCGCGCAGAACAGGAGCGGCTTTGGCGTCCCGGTTTCCCTGTCCATAAAAGCATTTGGAATGAACCTGCGGGCAGGACCAGGCTCGGTCATTGTTTCCCAATACTGCTTTTTGTATAAAACACAGCAGCACAAGGATTGAAACGCTCCTCCCCATTCGTCTTTCTCGGAAGGGGGTCTGGGGGGAACCGCTCTTTGGACGCCAAAGAGCGG